GACGGCGTAGGTCTTTGATCCGCCGCTGGCCGTTGCCGTCATCGTCGTGCCGCTAATCGACAGCCCCGATCCCGCTTCCAGATAGCGCAGCTTGGATTCCGAATCGTCCCAGAAAACAATGCGGTCGGCATTCGGGTCATCGGCAACAAGATCGCTGCCGCTCACGCTCAACACATCGGCGGTGGATGCGCCGACTGCGGTGACGCCGCTTCCACCCGTTGCGGCCTCCCACGCCGCACCCCCAGCGCCGTCAGCCGTAAGGACGTAACCGTCTACTGCGGCTCCGCTGCCGAATTGATCGGCGTTGTCGGTTGTGAGGGCGAGGGTTCCCGATTGATTTGGCACTGTCAGTGTTACGTTGCTGCTAATGTTTGTCTCTATCGTTGCAACATCAGTGCCATCACCTAATTTTAATTTACGAACAATCAAATCAGCCAAGTTGCCGCCCGACTTTTCCATGCGGAACAGTTCATTATTTGTCGGGCTTCCGTTTTGCAAAAACGCTTCGGTGCCGTTTCGCAGGCCCATCATCACTTGGCCGACTGTTGCGTTGTTGTTGCCCGTATCAACCAGAAACATCGCAAAAGCGGCGGCTTCTGTATTGTCGATTGCGAGAATAGCGTTTTGGCCGTTCGTGATTGTAAGATTATCGAAGCCGCCATTTGCCAGCGGGCCATTTATCTTGGCGAATTGAACTTCGTCGTCGGTGTTAAGGTCTTGGTCGTAAATCGGATCGCTTCCGCCCGCAATAGCCGCAACCCCGCCCGAAAGCGTAAGCTCATCGCCGTTATCGGGAACTTGTGCGCCATCGCCGCTGTCTAATGTGGCTTGATTTGACGGATTGGCGGCGTTCCATGCGGCAAGCACGGTATCCACATCGTCCACACCATCAAAGGTTAGGGTAATGCTATTGCCTGCCGTGCCTGCGGTGTTGGCCGTGATGGTTACTTCTTCGGAAAAAGATTCATTGTCGCCGATGCCCGTGTAACTGGCGGCAATGGCGGGTGTGCCTACGAGGTGACTTGCGGCGTGTGCCGTGGGCGTCCTTGCATCACTCAACCGCGCATCGTTGCCAGCGCAAAAGCTCCCTGCCGCCGTGCCGAAAGAACCCGCCTCGACTACGCCGTTTGTGCCTGTTTTGAGCGGGAGGTTGGCGGTGGAGCCGATGGCTCCTGCGTTGGTTAGGTTGCCGTGGGTGTGGGAGGCTGGGGTGCGGCTGTCGCCTGCGTCGTCCAGTGTGATGTTTTTGTTTGGGACGGTGATTACGCGGGTTTGGTTTGCGCCGACTTGGGCGCCGACATCGAACTTGGCCGCTTTGGTCGGATCGGTGTTGTCAAAGATCAAGAACGCATCGTCCGACATGACATCGTGGAAACTGGTGTCAGTTAGCTTGTAATCGTTGTCGCGGCTGGAGCCGACAGTGGCCGTGCGAATATAAATGCCGCTCTGCTTGTAGGAGCTGAAGGGCCACGTTCCCGAGTTTGTGCGCACCAGCCAGCGGCTATTGAGTGCGGCGGCGCCGTCGAGCGGGAGATCCGCATAGGTTGCCACTTCGCCTGCGAAGAAAGCAGATCCGCCGCCTCCACCGGAGCCGGTGAAGTCGAAGTTTCCTGTCAGCGGGTTGAACTTGATAGCCATTAGCTGCGGGTCACGGTGGCGATCTTTGCGTCATCGCTGGACGGTGTGCCGCCGACATAAGTGAAGGTGAGCGTAGCGACTGTCTGGCTGCCTTCTTTGTAGACCACCGTGGAAAGATTGTTTGTCGTGGAGACGTAATTCAGCTCAACCGCGTTGTGCTGCGGGATGTTTAGTCCGGCGATGTTTCTGACGGAGACGTTCGGGTGCATACGATTAGGCGGCTGGTTGGGCGGTCATGCCGAGTTGCCGGTCTTGCTGGAGCTTTTGCAGCGCGGGCTGGGCGCCGGTGCGGCCGATTACGGCGTTCTGTTGCTGTTGGAGCTGGAACTGGAAGGCTTGTGCTCTCGCGTCGATCATGCTGCGGAAGATTTCGTCTTGGGCGTAGCGCTGCTGGACGGCGGGGTTGCTTTGGATGATTTGCTGGAGCGTCTGCAACCTGATCTGCGCATTCTGTCCTCCCTCGCGTAACGGAGGCTCTGTTCCCGCGGCAATCTTTGCGAAAGCTGTCTGTTCGTCCTCGATCTCCTGCTGCGAGGCGGCGCCGATGTCCTGCACCAGAATGTTGGCGAGGTTCTGATCGACGCTACCGAGCATGAACTTAATGAGGTTCGCCCTATCGAGCACTCCCATTGAGTCGAGCGGAACGAGCGTCTGCGCGATAAACTGCATCTTGGCTTCGAGGGCAGCCGTATCCAAAAGTCTCGCGTCGAACTCGGCCTGAATGTCGAACTTGCCGCGGATGTCGGCGGCTCCTTCCGCTATGGGCGTACCATTGCCGGTGACGCGAGAGATTTCTTCTAAAGATAGATACTGCTGACTGAGCGCGAGGATTTGCGCGACAACCAGCTTCATGTCGAGGAGCCAGCTATCGACCAAGTCCTGCATGTGCAGCATGGCGATGTTCGGATTGACGGCTTCGGTCATCCGGCCGAAGTAGCGGTCCACGTCGGCGCGCGTTGCCGCCTCGACCTCGATGCTGCGCTGGTCAAATGGCGGCGGCTGCATCCATGTGATCTCGTTCGGACGGCGCTCCGGTATCTGCATGGCCGGTCCCAGAACGAGGTCTATTTTTCCGCGCGAGGCGGGAATTTTCAGAGGAGGAATGATGCTCAATGAAGTGGCATCAACCCTCGCGTCGCGCTGCACCTTGATCTCTTCCTGCGCCGTCTGACAAATTTCCGGTATTCCGCGGCTTTCGAGGAGAGGGCGCGTGTTGCGCTCGCGGGGCAGCTCGACAAAGGGATATTGAGCGTGCTCGTATGGCATCAGCTCATGGAGCGCGTAGCTGTCGGTGATGTTCCAACTAAGCACCGTGCGCGTGACCTTGGTCGCTCCGGTGCGGTCGTCGTGCTCTTTGCGATAAACATGCCACACCTCGACCAAGTCGCGGAGCTGCTCAAAGAGGAAGTTGTCCGAGCGGTGGATGTTGAGGTGAATGCGCTTTAACTCACCCTTGTGCTTGATGGCGCGCTCGACCCATTCCTTGTCCCATCCCTCGATGGCGGCGCGCTCGCGCAGCTCGAACTCGTTGAGCAGCTCGCGGCGAGCAATGAACGGCGCCCTTTGGATGCTGTCGGTCTGGATGGGAAAAATGATGTCCTCCCACGCTTCCAAAGAACGCACCACAGGCTTGGAGGAAAAGATGTAAGGGCTTTCCCACTCGACCTCGCCCTTCTCGCGCAGCTCGCGCACTTTGCTGACCTTGCCCAGCTCCGGCACAATCTGGCCAAGAAGCTCGGCGGCGACTTCTTCCTGCGCCGGATCGAGGACGACTTCGAGGAGCGCCTGCAAGTTAGGATCTTGCGTCTCCTCGATCATCATCATCGCCTCTTCGAGTGTGAAGCGCTTGATCTCGACGCGGCTCTGACGCTCCCAATCGATGGACATAATGGCGAGGCCATACGTCTCGCGCATCTCGGCGGCTAGGCGGACCTCGCGGCGCAGGTCATCGAGGCAGTGCGTAAAGAGAAGCCATTTGAGGACTGTCTCGGCAGCCGCCTTCTTCGGAGCGTCCATAACCTCGACCGGCTGGACTTGGATGCGCGATTTGAAGAACGCGGAGACGAGAGAAATTACCCGCTCGCGGACAATACTCTCAGCGAGAAAAATCTTTGAGTCGCTCGCGCCCTCCCAAGGAAAAACGCGCCGACCATAGGCGCTCTGGTGCTTGCGGCCGTCGTCTGTCTGCCCTGACCAGATACAATATCTGGTGTTGAAGTTTTTGACCTTCCGCTGCTGATACTGTGAGCCGTCAGCGTCCGCCTGATCTATGTCGCTGATGATTTTGACGATGTCAGAGCGGTCTAGCTTCATGGGACGACGACGGTGGGCTTTCTAGGTGTGTAGTTGACCGCGCACTGCGGGTTTTTCTTGAGGAACCAAGACCGGAACGATTTGTCGGCCCAGCAGTCGCGGCCAAGGTGGTGCTGCCATGCGTAATAGGCGTCGGCTGGCACATCCATAATGTGCTGGCCTAAGCCGTCTACGGTGCAGTGCTCTAGCTGGTCGTTGAGCTGCTTGGCCTTTGTCGCCTCGATACCGGCCATCACTTGCTGCGCATGCCAGCCGGTTTTCAGCTCTTCTTTGACGAGCTGCGCCAGCTCGCCATCCATGTCGGCGACCAGATCGCCGAATATTTGAGATGACATCCTAACTGCGACGGCTCCCGAAGGAGCCGCCGTGTGTTAAGACGCGATCTTAGAGATCGTTGAGATCGGCAACCGCGAGGTAGACGTGAATCTCGCCTGCGGTGACGGTGTTGAGCGCCTTGGCCGAGGTCGCCGTGAAAGCGGCAACGATGTTCTGGCTGGCCGCCGTGATGGCAACCGGAGCCGTAACAGTCATGGCCTTGTAGACAACCTCGGTGGCCGCACCGAGCGTTTCGGTGCTGGACATGATCGAGGTGGCCGAGGCGGTGTTGCCGAGCGTGTAAGCCACGGCGTCAACCGTGCCATCGCTGGAGACCAGCGGGGTGACGAGCTTGTGCGCGGCGTTGCTGATGACCGTGCCAGCGGGAGCCGACAGCAGGTTCAGAGTCTGCGTGTTGGTCGCGCTGGTGAGGTCGCTGGCCACGATGACGGCTTTGTACGTGAAGCCGGTTGCGGCTTTGGTTTCTGCGGGAAGTTCAAACACTTTCATTTTCTTTTTTCTCCTTAGTTAGAATTAAGCAGTAGCGCTGAACTTGCCCATCGCCTTCGGCGACATGACCGCGAGCGACACGATGGTGTCCACCAGTCCGCGAGGACCGCCGCCTTGGTCTTCCAACTCTTGGAAGCGGGGGCGACGACCATAACGAAGCATGATGTGATCGGGCGACATGACGTAGCCGCGGGCGTATTTCTCGGCATCCGTCGAAGCGTTCGCAGCTAAAAATAGGCTGGTAACGATTTCGACAGTCGAAAAATCTCCTTCGTAGAACGAGATATTCGAGACCAAGCGGTCGCTGTTAGCAGCCTGCGCGGTTTGACGCAAATTGAACACGTTCGATGTGCTGTTCACAGTGAAGCGTGTCATATTGGTCACCGCCTTTTTAAGGCTCGGCCCCGCCACAAGGACGAGTCGATCTTGGCTACCAGTCTGCTCGTAGATGCTCTGCAAGACGTTCTGCAGGGCGCTTTCGGTGAGCGACGCGGTCGCGGTGGTGTTGATGCTGGCAGAAGGAGTCGCCTGCGAGGCAGGAACCGGAAGGTCGGTTTGAGAACCGGACGTTGCGATCCACTTGCCGAGTCCGCGGGTTTTGTAGGCCACGCTGCCGGAGCCTTCGACTGATTCGTTGTCGCTGGAGATCGTTCCTTCGACGTCCCTTTTTAATTCCGTAAGAGCCTTTGCTGTCGCCCTTGCAAATTCGCGGCGACGGCCGATAGCGGCGACATCAGCGAGGTTCGCTTGGAAGTCCGAAGTGCGGATGGTTCTGCGCAGCTTCTGCGCGCGAGCGCTGAGAAGAACGCGGTTAGCCGTCGCATCCGAGAACTCGGAAACGTCGGCGGAATCAACAACGCCATCGGTGTTGACGGCATTGTAGCTGTCGGCCAAGTAAGAATAAACGGCCGGATTGGTGATATCGGCACCGGTTTTGGCGATGCTCGAAGAGATGGGCGTGTTTTTCGCATCGACAACGGTCAACACATCGAGGAGATCCTCGCGGTTACCAGTCGCCGGAAAAAGCGTGCCTGCGGGAGCTGACATGATTTTTTAGGTCTTTCTAATTGATTGGTTTTTATCCGAAAAGCGCCTCGCTCATATAATCGGCAACGTCATCAAGACGACCCGAAGCGAGTGCTCTGTCTCGCGTCACTTTGGACGCGCCTTTGGTAGAAGTTTTCGGTGCGCTAATCGGATTCGCTGGGGTAGGTGTCTTTGCGATCTTGTTAGACGAGACTTTTTTGGACGCGGCGGCTTTAGCGTTAGACGCTGCCTGCTTCGCCATGAGCTGCTGCTCTCCGTAGAGCGCCAAACCGACCCAGTATTCAACCTGCGGGAGCTTCAGTAGCTCCGGCGCTTGTTTTACGGTCGCTTGGAACGCTTGGTTGAGCGCGCTGCCTTTTGTGAAGAGGTCGGGGAACAGGTTCTTGGCCGCTTCGACTGACGGTTGCCTTTGGGCAAGCCATTCGCGTCGAGCGGGAGCGTGCACGGTCAAAACGTCGTCTGCGCGAATCAGGTAGTTTTTTACCTCATCGGCGTCAACGTAGACCTCGGTGCCGTCCGGCCGTTTGACCGTAGCGCCGTCTGTGTTGCGCAAAGCCCACCGGCGGACCTCCTGAGCGCTCTTGATTTTCGCATCGAGCGCTTCGGCGGTATCGACATCGGCGAGCGGGTTCTCCGCGCTAGGCTGCAGGATCGGGCGCGAAGCCTCGTTGACCTGCGATTCCAGCTCGGCGAGGCGCTTTTGCGCTTCCTCGTATTGCGATTTGACGGTGGCGGCTTCTTCGGCTGCGGCCTTCTTTTGCGCCGTCAGTTTATTGATGCGCTTCTGGACATTGTCCGGTGATGGCGCTTCGCCTGCCTCGTCTTCGCTGTCCTCGGAATCATCCGAGTCGCCAGACTCTTCTGTGCCGTCCTCTTCGGAGGTTTCCTCGGTGTTCTCCTCGGTCTCCTCTTCGTTTGTCTCGTCTTGTAAAAGATCTTCGGCGTTATCCGCCGACTTCACTTCCTCCAGTTTCTGCTCCGGCATGCCGCCAGACAGCTCCTGTATAGCTAGTGAAACTACATCTATCCCTGCGTCATCAGACGCCACTTTCCCTTCCGCCATGGTCTAAACCTCCCAAGATGGTGCCAGAGCGTTCGTCGCTCAGTCCGATCAACACCTGTGCGCCATGAGGGCGCGACTCCACGTTGATACATCTAGTATTCGGTAATACTGAACAGATGTCCAGTAGTATTTTTACTCAGCTTGGATAGTAAACGCATCACTTGTTACAAACTGTATGCACTTTTTGTGACATTACTCGACTCGATGCGACTCCGCGCGGCGCGCTTCGAGCGCGTCCCACAGTTCCTGCAGCGCGCAGAGCTGACCGGCGGCGTGCGCCAAGTATCCGGCTTCCTTCGCGGTGGCCATCGTGCTGCACAGCGTGACGGCGTCGGCGATGCGGTCCTGCAGCTCCGTCATCACGGCCAAGTAGGCATTGGGCGCCTGTGCGCGGCTGAAGGCGAGAGCGCCCTTTGGGTCGTAGTTGTCGGACACGGCATAGCGGTCCACCGGTATGGTTTTGGTTTTTGTGAACATAAGTGTGTCTGCGAAATACATGCGTTCGCTTGCTTTATATCGTCATTAGTGGTGCTTCAGATGCAGAAAGGATACATGACGTTGTTGGCAGCGACGACGTGCGGGCCGCATTCGTGGCAGATGGGTCCGAGCTGATTATCGACGCCATGCACGTCGGCCATACGAAGCGGCTTGGCACAGACTCCGCATCTCGGCGTGTCGTCCTTGCGCCTGCGCGGACGCAGCCTGTTTGGGGGAGATGGCGGCGCTTTGGTCATCAGTAAGCTCCTCCTCCGCGAGCCATAAGTATGTCGCCCTCGACGTTGCTTGCGCCGGAGAGCGCAACGAATTTCAAGCAGTCAACAGGGTCTTTTGTCGCGCCGGTCTTGCCGTCTTTGCCTGTATAAGTCGAGAGCGCGTAGATCGTGTTCTTGCAGCGCTCGCTCACATACAGCCGCGGCTGGTTTAGCGCATTGACCGGCTGCTCGTTGTTGTAGTGCAGCAGGGAGTTGACCATGGCGACGCCTTCGTCAATCGAGTCGGCCGGTG